TTTTTCCATCAGGAGTTATTATTTCATTTATAAATTTACAAGTTGTTAGATGTGAATAGTTTAATTTAGCTTTTTCTAATTGTTCTGAACCTCCATCTACCATCACAACATCACAAAGATCTTCCATCACTGGAAACACCCAACCACCAAATGCACCATCATGCGAACCAATAATCATACCTTTAGTTCTATTAGGGTTATTTTTTATTGAATAATATAATATTTTTTCTACTTGGCTTCCATGCTCTTTAACATTAAAATTCCACTCTAACAATTGCTGTTTTTGTGCATTTTTTATTATAAGATTATATTTAGCTTCATCACCTATCCATTCAACCCAACCACCTTTATTTAACTCTTTAGTCCAAACAACATTATCTTCTACATATTTTTTAATTTCTACAATTAAAGGTAATTGTTCATTATAAAATATATCAAATTTTGACAATTCTATTGTAGTGGTATTTTTATCTTTATTATAAATAACATCTATCATTTAATTATATTTTTTCATTATAATAATACTATTTTAAAATTATTAATCACTTAACATAACTTAATATTAGGCTTTTTTTGTCGTCTAGCCCACTTAACCATTCATCTTGTTTCACTTAATTAAATTATTTTTTATTCACTCAACATAACGTCTTTTATATCTGTAACATAAGATATTAGGTGTATAATTGGATCAATAGTATTGTCATATTCAGCATTATAATTTTTTTGCAAATTTAACACCATTGCAGATTTTTTAATATTACCATTATTTTCCATAAAATAAGAAAAGAAAGGTCTTCCTAGAGTTTTCATTAAATCTAATGGTTTATCTTGAAAATTATCCATAACAAAATTCCAATTCTCTTGTACATTATTATGACCATTTGTTAAAAAATCAAAAATATCTTTATAAGCTGAGGTGGTGATATTTTGTAAATCTTCTTTATTTTGAGTTATGTAAATTTCATTCATTTTTTGAACTGCACTTCTCAGATCAGGGAAATTGACAGCGATTAATTTTTTTAATTCTTCTTCACTTAACTCAATTTTCATCCTACTATTTATCGCCTTCAGATATTTTAAATACATACCACTTAAATACTCTATATCTTCTTGACTTTTTGGTGTAAAATCCACTTTTGTGAATCTACTAAGTATCTTATCATCAATATCTTGTATGTAATTTGTTGTTAGTATAAATCTAACGTGTTGATACTTATCAGAAAAACCTTTCAACGCTTTTTGAAATTGTTTTGATACACCATCAAATTCATCAAAGAATACTACTTTTTGTGCACCTTTCATAAATGGATTAAGAGTTTTACAAAATCTTTCAACTTCATTCCTCAACACATCTACTGATGATTCTTTTGAGGAATTAAATTCTATATAATCAGTATCTTGACATAATATTTTAGCCAAAGTCGATTTGCCAGTACCAGCAGATTCACTATAAAAAATCATATTTAATTTTAAGCCATCTTCTATTATATCTCTATTTCTTTTTAAGAGTACAATATTTTTAAGTGATTTAGGTTGAAATTTATACCAAAATAGATTATCTTTCATCGAATATTTTATTTAATTTTTGTTTTCTTTCTGTTCTTTCTTTTTGTATTCTTAAAAGGTGTGAAAGTTCTTTTTTAAGTTCAAAAATCATATCAAACTCACCATAACCATTAGAACCATTAAATCCATACATGGCATTTATATTCACTTTATGCATTTTGATTTGTAATCTTAGTTGTGATATTCTATCTTCCATCTATATTATTTTCAATCTGTTTCAATTTTTTTCGCCTTTCCCGTCTTGTCATTTCTTTCACCATTTTTTCAGATAATGTACCACCGCTAGTCATAACTGATGTATATAATGATACAAAATCGAAACTTCCGATACCGATATTAGTTACTTTATTTTTCTTTTCGAATATATTTTTCATACTAAATTATATGGATAAATGTGTTGTTAGTTTACAAAAAAAAAAGTTATCCTAAGGATAACTTTTTTAGTAACAACTATGAACATCGAAATAGCAGGTAATTAAACCTACTACAATAGTTATACAATTATTTACATTTGGTTTATTTTTTTTTTGCTATTTTTTTCAATTTCAAAAATCTCAACACTTTCTTTGGTGTAATTTCAACGAACTCATATGAATATGAACTATATTTATTTTTATCAAATCCTGGTTGAAATAAGCCGTTATTTAATTTTTCGACTATTTTATTTACACTTTTTTTATTCATCCAAATTTCACATAATTTTAGGTTTTTAGTTTTAGTTTTTATTCTATATCCTAAATCATATTTGACTAGTTTACTAAAATAATAAGTTCTATTAGTTTTTGTCGTCATCTTAATTGTATATGTTCTTTTTAAAGTCATTATATTTATATATAACCAAAAAACAAAGGTTGTATGATAGATAAACAATATATGATTGATGAAGATTATCATTATGATGACAACTATTTTAGAATGATAACAATAACATTAGCAAGAACATTAAATAAAAATGTTAGGTGGATAAATAGGTTTGAAGACAAAAAAATGAGAGTTCTGTTACCTTTCTATACACCTATGGCAGGACAAGAAAGATTAATATTAGACGCATTTGTTGATGATATTGCTGGAGAAAGAGTGGAATTAGACACAACACAAAAACAAAGAGGTGTAATCACATTTAATGGAATAACATCAATGGATGACGAGTTTGCTAACCCTCATCAATATATTTCAAAAACTGGTAAAATTAATAACGAATTAAAAACCATTTGGTCAAGAATTAGAGCAATTCCTGTACATTCATCATATGAAGTTAAAATAAAATTAGACAATGAAGGTGAAGTTGCGACTGTTATGGCGAAATTGTTAGATACATTACACAACTTTAAATATACGTCTTTTGATTATTTTGGACAAAAATTAGATTTATTTTTTGCTTTACCAGCAGATAAAACTATAGAAATAATAAGGGAACAAAATTTAGCATCAGAAGTTTCACCATCAATTTCGATGCAATTAAACGTACAAACAATGTATCCAGTATTTTTAGTAAATACCGATGATTGTGAGGTATGTGATAATGATGATTTGATAGATTGGAATTTCTTAGGTGTAGATAGACCAACAGAAGATAATAAAAATTGCCAAGGCTTGAAACGAGTTTATTGGTATAATAACCTGATTGAAAAGAAAAATATGACTACGTTAATTGAAGATAAATTAAGAGATAGAAATTTAGATAGTGACATATTAGAATAATTTACAAAAACTGACTTTTTTATTATAATATATAATATAGATTTTTTAAATAAGGGAATTTAAAAAGCGGCAAGATACAAAAATAAAAAAACAAAAAATTAACATGAAAAATTTAAAATTAGAATTGTTCAATTTCAAGAGAAATCTTACAATTGATGAGAGTGATTTAGGATTTATTATTGAAGGATTTGTTCAAAATTTTGAAGATTATTCAGAAAAAGAACTTGTTCAATCATTAAACGAAAGATTGTTACCACATACTTGGGACAATAAAGTTAAGAATTTACTAGAATCATTCACAGAGGAAATAGAAACACAACCACTTAACTATAATCTTAAACATCTATTTAAGACCATTGATAGAAAGAATCATGGACAATTATATCGTCCAGCGATGAGTTCAATATTAGATATTATTAATTTGCAAGATGACGATTCAAAAATGGAAGCAATTATGAACGAATTAACTATGCACGATTGGATCCCTGAAGTAAAGCAATTTTTACAAGGTTATTCAAATAATCCAATTGAAATTCAAAATTATAACAATTCTGGTAATGGTACTAAAGTTTACACATTAGTAGAAAAAGTTGAAGCTGGACATATTGCATATATCGCAGATAGATGGTTTTTGATAGGTGAGAATGAGATTAAGCAAACTTTACTAGAAGATCATTTTACTGACAAAGCAAAATTACAAGAATTTAGAATTTTAGAAAAAGCTTTATCATTATCAGAAATTGAAGGTAATAAAATTAGTTTTAGAATTGACGAAAATTTAGTTTTAAGTATTTCAACTAAAAATAATAAAGATATTTTCTTAAATGAAGAAAAATTAGATATAGAAACAACACTTGAAAATTTATTTGATTCAAAAATAATTCCTTGGTTGAAGAGAGATTATTATGTATTAGCATCAACAACTGCACAAAACATTGACAAATTTGTTGATTTAGATGTAGCATTAAGAGTAACAAATAAAATGCAACCTTATCTTGAGGCAACAGTATTTAACTATAAAGATAAATTATATATTTATTCAAAAGACCAAAGAAGAGGTAGTGCCTTTTATGAGTATGCTTCACCAAATGATTTAATCATTGATATTCAGAAAGATTTAGATTATGATTTAACTCCATTCGTCGAAAATAAACTTTCAAAAGAGTTAAAGCATCTTAGAGCTTTAGAAGATAAAGAAAAGAAAATTGAAGAGAAAATTAAAGATTGTAATTCTTCAATTGAAATGTTAAAAGAAAATGAAGAATTAGTAAACGAAGATGAGAAATTAAAACAGACATTTAATAATTTATTAATTTACAAACACGAACTTTACAAAAATCTTAATTCTATTAAAGAAGATAAGATTAATGCTAAGAGAAATATAAAGTAATAATTTCATTTTCAAAGTAATAAAGAGGCACAAATAATAATTTGTGCCTCTTTTTTTTATAAACTTTTCTTATTTAAGAACATATATGTAGAAAGTTGATATTAATTTAATATCAATTTAGTATCATTTCAATGTCAATTTAGTATCATTTTAATACCAATTTAGTGTCAATTTGACATCAATTTAGTGTCAATTTGACATCAATTTAGTGTCAATTTGACATCAATTTGACATTGGTAGAAAGAATAATTCGAGTACATATAAAATAATATGTGGTAATAATGTAACAAATATCATATATACAAAAAATAATTAAAAAATATGGCAAAATATCTTGATGATGCCGATTTTTATTTTGAGATTTCAGTATCTAAAGGAAGAGGTAAATTAACTACCAAATCTCAGAATATGATAATCCTTATCGGTGAGAAAATGATTCAAAAATTTGAGAATAAGTATAAGGCAAATGATGATAAATTTGACTGTATGCAATCTGGAATCATGATGATGTTTAAGAATTGGCAGAATTTTAATGAAAAGAGATACACACAAGCATTTCCATATTTTTCGGAAATATGTAAGAGAGGTATCGCAGCAGGCTTAAATGAGCTGTACCAAAAGAAAAATAACCAAACACCTCCAAAAATGATTAGTTTAAGTAGTTCGAATGAAGGTAAAGGTTTACATAACATATAAATTATTGTAAATCAACACTTTGTGGATTTATTTAGATCACCTTCATACACTTTACATCTACCATTCTAGTAGTTACCCAAAGTGGCTGAAGGTTTCTAAAGTACTATAACACATTTTTATACAACACATTTTTTACTATATACTATTATGGAAACACAAAAATTTGAACATTTGAGTGATGAACATTTCATTTTATTGGTTAGAACTTTACAATATGATGATGTAGCTAATCACAAATATACTAACTTTAATAGCCTTTCTGACATAGCGATGTCAAATAGTGGAAACTATATTCCTATTACCAACAACTATAAACTTAAGCAAGAACCACCCGATCCTACCATCATTAATAAATATAAGAAAAGGATGAATATATAATGTTAGATAAAATAGAAGATGTTAGAAAAATTTCTAATAAAAAAATTATAAATGAGCTTTTAAGTGATAAAGAAGAGAACGTAAAGAGGAAAGAAAAATTGAAAAAAATTTTTGAGAATGGGCAGAAACAAGGCAAAGTTAGGAAATAGGCGCTACCATCAAGGAATATATGTTCTTCAAAATGTAGAAAAATATTTAGGCGACCCAACCAAAGTAGAATATAGAAGTTCTTGGGAATTAGCGTTTTGTAGATTTTGCGATTTAAATGATAAAATTAAGAAATGGAGCAGTGAATCTATAGAAGTGCCATACCACATAACAAATGGGTTAGGACAAACAGAAGTACATAGATATTATCCTGATTTTTATATGGAAATGGTAAAAAATGGTGATCCTGAATTTTATGATAGATTACTGGTAGAAATTAAACCTAAAACTGAAACATTACCACCTAAAAAACCAACTAAAGATACATTAAAAGTATTAGAAAGTTATGAATATTCTTTAAGAATGTATAAGAAGAATTTACATAAATGGGCATATGCCAAAGAATGGTGTGACCGAAGAAACATGAAATTTATTATTATTACTGAAGATGATTTAAGAAAGAAAGGTTTAATACCTCCCAGATAAATATATATAAATTATGAAATTTAAATTTAGAAAAAATGTTGAGGCATTGATGGGACAATATAACAATAATATCCGAGTACTGACTAACGAATCAACTATACAAATTTTCCAAACTGCATTCAGGGATCCTACCTGGCAAATAAAAATTACTACACACACAAAAATGCGAAAAGGTTGTTTTTATATAATAAAATATAATTACAATGGAAACAAATTATGGTGTCCAATCTTAACATTAGATTATAAAGTCAAAGATAATAAAAATATTTTATATGCTATAAATTTAGATTATTTACCATATAAGTATAAAATAATATTTTTTGATGTACTATTTCACACAAACAAAATCATCATAAATAGAAATGAGGTAACACAAAATGTGCTGAAAGAGAAACCGTTAGATTTAACACTAGAAGGTATTTATAAATTTTTACAAATCAACGGAAAAAAAGAATATTCAATGACAGCCTTTGATATTTTAAAAATCGAGAAAGTTTATGCAATATCTACATCTATATTAGAAAGGTTTATTTTCTTAACCACAAAATATATCAATAAAATGATGATGTTAGAAACATTAGAAAAAAATCAAGATCAAATTAAAAAAGATAAAATGAAAAAGAAAATCGAAAAATACGATGAAATATTAAAATTATACGAAGATGATGTGGAATTATATTATAAGTCATTAAGAAATTTCGAATCAAACTTGAAATTGTTTGATGAGTAATAGGAAACCTAAATATTTAATATATAATAAAAAATTAATAAAAAATTAATGCCTACTTATAATAGATTTAATCAGCCAGAATCAATGTTTCAGTTTGGTAGAAATCCTAACAGAATGTTTAGTAATAAACTTCTAAGAAGGCTATCACAATGGGGACAGAATACAGATGATATGTTAGTTAGAAATAGTCAAGCTATTGGTGCATTTGAAGATACTGATAATCTGATGAATGATCCCGGCACCAATATGTACGATTTATTCACTAAAAAAATTATATCAAAATTTTTAGAACAAAAATCAATAGCTTATTTAGATAGGAAATATTTAGATAAAAGAAAAATATTAAGACAATATTCGATAAAAGATGAAGTGAAGGATTTTGTTACTAGAATATCTGATGAGACTATTATTTACAATGATGATAATTATTTTTGTATGTTGAAAGATTTACCAGAGTCTTATGACCAAACTATAAGAGATAAATACCAAGAAAATTTTAGAAGTATTTATAATAGATTTGGGTTTAATGATGGAGTAAAGGCTTGGAATTTCTTAAAACATTTTCTTATTGATGGATTTATGGCATTTGAAATTGTTTATGATGATAAGCAGAAAAATATAGTAGATTTAAATTTATTAGATCCTTTAACATTAATTATAGCAACTGAGCCAGGTAGTTCAACATTAGTATGGATTCAAAATCCAGATGTTCCACAATTAAGAAGAGTTTTATTAGATACCAATATAGTTTATCTTTCATATTCAAATAACATGGAATATGATGAGACTTCTTATGTTGAAGGTTTAATTAAACCTTATAATGAACTTAAATTGTTAGAACAAACAAGATTGATGTACAATATTAATCAAGCAGCAATTTATAAGAAATTTATTATTCCTGTTGGGGGATTAACAAAGCAGATGGCAGAACAACAAATATTACAATTGATGTCTGAATATCATGAAGATATTGAATGGGACAATAGAACTGGTGAAGTTTATATTAACGGTTCAACTAAAATACCACATTCAAAAGATTATTGGTTCCCATCGTCGGATCAAGGAAAACCAGAGATGGATATTATACAACCTACCCAAGCATCATTAAATGAAGATGAAGTTTTAGGTTGGTTTGCTAAAAATTTCAAAAAAGCATCTAAATTGCCATTTAGTAGATTTGAGGAAGATTCTGGCGGAGGAAGTTTTAGTGATGATACATCTAATATTACAAGAGATGAAATTAGATTTAAAAATTATATAACTAGAATACGAACAATGTTTAAGGAAATATTAGTTAAACCTTTAAGAATTCAAATGGTTTTAGATTTTCCTGAATTGGTAGATGATGAATTATTTGAAACATTTATTAAAGTTGAATTCAATTCAAATGACTTATTTGAAGAATGGAAATACTTGAACAACTTAGCAAAAAGATCAGAAATA